TTACACATGTTGAAGCTGATGTTGAAGTGGTTTCTGCAACTCCAGCAGTTTACCAACTAGTGGTATATCACAAAGTTGGCGGTGATTTTAGAATGAAAGATACATCAGGAACAACACTTTCAACATTGTTTACTGGTTATAATATTGACTCCGGTGCAGGAACATTAAACTGCTACACAGCACCGGCAGCTAGCGGCGTTGATTTTATCGCTTCTAACTGGCAACCTTTCGCTGCAAGAGATTTCTTTGCACAAGCAGGCGCACCATTAGACGAGCCATTCGATGGCCAATTATGGTATAACCCAAGCTTCAGCGAAGTTGATATCATGATACATAATGGTACAACCTGGGTCGGTTATAGACAGTCAACAAGCCCATATTGGGCAGGAACAGAAGCAGATCGTACAGATCCAAATGGTCCTATCGTTTCTGCTACACAACCAGAAACACAGAGCGACGGTACTGTTCTAAAGAATGGAGACCTATGGATCAGCACAGCTGATATCGAGAATTTCCCAACAATCTATAGATATAACGGTTTATCTCTAGAATGGGATCTAATCGACAAGACAGACCAAACCACTGAAGATGGTGTTCTATTTGCCGATGCACGTTTTGGTTCCTCAGGAGCAACTGGTCATGTGGCAGCAACAATCAAAGATTTGCTAGCTTCTAATTATCTTGATCCAGACGCTCCAGATCCAGCACTATATCCAAAAGGAATGATGCTATGGAATCTACGTAGAAGTGGTGGCAACGTTAAGAAATATAATAACAACTATATTAATACAGCCGAAGACAATCCACGTTTAGGCAATGTAAGTATGGCAGCATACTCAACCGACCGCTGGACTACAGCTTCACCAAACAATGAAGACGGTTCGGGCGCATTTGGTCGCAAGGCACAGCGTAAAGTTGTTGTAATGGCTATGAAGAGCGTGATCGATACTAGCCAAGAAATACGTGATGAAGAACGTCGTAACTTTAACTTAATAGCTGCTCCTGGTTATCCCGAAGTTCTAAGTAACTTGATTAATCTAAATATCGATCGCGGAGTGACAGCATTTGTTATCGGCGATACACCATTAAGATTAAGCAGCAATGCAACAACATTAATTAACTGGGGTACTAACGCAAGACTAGTAACAGATAACGGCGATGACGGTATCGTTAGCTATGACGAGTATTGCGCAGTTTATTATCCAAACGGATTTACCACAGACTTAGGCGGTGCCAACGCAGTTGTTCCAGCTAGCCACATGATGCTAAAAACTATCGCTCTAAGCGACCAAGTTAGCTATCCATGGTTTGCACCAGCAGGTACAAGACGTGGTGGTATTACTAATGCAACAGCAGTTGGTTACATCGATGCTGCAACTGGCGAATTCCAGACTGTGGCACTAAATGAAGGCACACGCGATGTATTGTATGATTTAAAAGTTAATCCAATCCCATTCTTTGTTGGAGTTGGTTTAGTTGCATATGGTCAAAAAACCCGTGCAAGAAACGCAAGTGCATTGGATCGCATCAACGTAGCTCGATTGATTGTATATCTACGCAGTCAGTTGAACAAGTTGGCTCGTCCGTATGTGTTTGAACCTAACGATAAGATCACACGTGATGAGATCAAGGGTGCTGTAGAGAGCTTGTTATTAGAATTAGTAGGCCTAAGAGCACTTTATGACTTTGCTGTGGTCTGTGATGAATCTAATAACACACCAAGTAGAATTGACCGCAACGAATTGTGGGTAGATATTGCTATCGAACCTGTTAAGGCAGTTGAGTTTATCTACATTCCATTACGTGTCAAGAACACAGGAGAGATCTAAAAATGGCAATTACATCATTAAATAATTACTCTGTGCAGACAGCAGGCCCTGGTAGTAACCAGAGCTTGTTAATGCCAAAACTAAAATATCGCTTTAGAGTGATTCTTTTAGGTTTTGGTGTTGAGCCGAGCACAGAATTAACCAAACAGGTCATGGATGTTACAAGACCTAAAGTTTCTTTTGAAGAAATGGACATCCCTGTGTACAACTCACGTGTTTATCTAGCTGGCAAATACAGCTGGGAAACAATGACATTGACACTACGCGATGATGCAAGTGGTAATGTTACCAAGCTAGTTGGTCAACAAATCCAGAAGCAATTTGACTTTATGGAACAGGCAAGTGCTCGTTCTGGTGTTGACTACAAGTTTACTACTAAGATTGAAGTATTAGACGGCGGCAACGGCGGTACTGGTGCAGCCAGCGTTCTTGAGACATTTGAATGCTATGGTTGTTTTGTACAGAACGCAGACTACGGTGATCTAAACTACGGCACTAACGAACCAGCTACTGTAGCGTTAACAATTAGATTTGATAATGCTATCCATTCAGCAGGAACAGTTGGTATCGGAACTGTGGTTGCAAGAACAGTCGGCGAAGCGATTACAGGTCAAGGCGCCTTCAACGGTTAATATACAACCTGATCAAAGAAACCCGCAGAAGCGGGTTTTTTTGTGACATAAATATTAGTATGAATAAATTCGTGAGATATCTAACCCAAGGGTTCGTCGGCGGCCTTTTAAATCCTAAAGGCAATATGGCCAATTGGCAACATGCCACACGGTTGTTTATTGATGACAACTATAGGCTCGCGCCTCGAACCAAGTTCATGTTCTATGCTCAATTTGAGCTAGATCGAAGCGTGGTTAAATCAAATGTTTTTACAGAAAAGCATTCCAATGAAGTAGGATTTCTGATCAAAGGAACAGATCTTCCCAAGTTTACAATTGACACAGTAACTAAGAATCAATATAACAGAAAAAAATTAATTTATAAAAATATAACCTATGATCCTATAACAATGTCATTCCATGATGACAATGCTGGAATTATTAATGCTTTGTGGGCTATCTATTATGGTTATTATTTTCAAGATAGAGCATTGCCAGATGCTGCATATTCAGAAACAAAATACCGACCGCAGTACGGACCTTTAGATGAATTTCGTTATGGTCTTGATAATGACAAAAGTGTTGATATTTTTAAAAGTATCAGCATTTATACATTAAGCAGAAAGAGATTTAATGGTTATACCTTAGTTAATCCTAGAATACAAAATTGGTCACACGGAAATGTTGCTTATTCAGAAGCAGACGTGTTAGAAAGCCAGATGACTATACAATACGAGGCCGTGCGATATACTTCAGGAAATGTCAGTGTTAATAATCCTAAAGGGTTTGCGACCCTTCATTACGATGTAACACCTAGTCCTCTTAGCGTAGCTGGAGGAGGCGTAGCTAGACTCACCGGTGACGGTGGAGTGCTTGACGGCATTAGTCAAGTATTTGGTGCTGTAGGAAACGGATCAGCTTTTGGCTCAGTGGGTGGTTTTTTAGGAACTGCTATAGCGGCCGCTAATACCTATAATAATGCTGGGCGACTTTCTAAGGAAGGTTTAAAATCGGAAGCTATTAATATCTTAACCAGTCCCTCTAATATCAGAGGAGCAGTGAATACTGTCAGCGGAGTAGTTGGTTCTCTTTTTCCTTCTAATACTCAAGGCGCAGGCGGCACTACAGCTACACAGAAGAAATTTTAATTATGGCAATTACTAATCTACCAGTACAAGGCAATACCGACAGCGCCGACGGTACCAAACTATTTTTTGATCAATACGGAAAAGAGCCCTTAGAATTTTCTGCTAATGAAGTTTCAGCCGCAGTCGGTTTTTTCGAATCTAATGGATTTGGAAAAGAAGCGGCACAGATCACTGCTTCAGTGATATTAAGACAGGCTAAGATAGATGGTGTTCCGGTATTCACATTACTTGATTCTTTAAAAACTCTTAATGGTTTACAGTTAAGTTCTTTAATTGGTGAAATATTAAACAATAATAGAAATCCCTCGTCGACTTTAGGGTTTAGAACCAACAGCGTAAGTAAAAGCGATCAGATAAGAAACATTTCAGCGTAACGATATGGTTAAATTTGCCCAGGGTCGATTCGAGATGAAAAATCCAGACAAATATGTCGGAAAGAAAGCACCATTGGCTCGTAGCAGTTGGGAATTTGTTTTTATGCGAATGTTGGATGAGCATCAGGGTGTTGAAAAATGGGCTAGCGAAAGCATACAAATACCTTATAGAGATCCGTTAACTGGAAAATATACAATATATGTTCCGGATTTTTTTATTGTGTATAACGATAAAAATGGTAAGAAACATGCCGAAGTCGTAGAGGTAAAACCTAGTAATCACACTTTAAAAGAAGCAGTGGGTAAGAGTGCATATAATCAACAACAATATGTTAAAAATATGGCTAAATGGGAAGCAGCAACAGCTTGGTGTAAACAACAAGGCATCAAGTTTAGGGTAGTAAACGAAGGCGATATTTTCCATCAAGGCGGCAAACGTCGATAAGTACATTATGACTAAAAAATTAGAAGAACTTTTTAATCTAGAAGAATCGAGTCCTGCTACGGTACCGGCTCCCGAAACAGAAAAACCTAGTCACGAGCAAGTTAAAAGTCTTGATGACAGCTATAAAGCGGTCGCTGAAATCACCAGAGGATTACCGCAGATAAAAGAGCTAGACGATCTAGACGAAAAAGAGCTAGATTCTCTTGCCAGCAAGGCAGAAGCTGCCTATGACGATTTAATGGATCTAGGTATGAATGTAGAAGTACGTTATTCTGGACGTATATTTGAAGTAGCTGCTAGTATGATGGGTAATGCTATTAACGCTAAAAATGCTAAAATCGAGAAAAAGCTCAAAGCTATCGATCTACAATTAAAAAAATATAAGATCGACAAAGACAACAACGAAGACCCAAACGACGTAATCAACGGCCAGGGTTATATTATAACTGATCGCAACGAGTTGCTTAAGAAATTAGGTCAAAAGGGCTAAATACTACTATGAAAACTTTTACAGAATATCTTACCGAAAGTAAAAAGACCTATCCGTTTCGTATTAAAGTAGCTGGAGAGTTACCTGAAGGATTTGTCAAAAAAGTCAAAGAATATCTAGGATATTGTAAAGCTACTTTGGTCGAAAAATCAAAAACCCCGATTCAAGCACAGCCTTTAGATTTTCCACAGTTAAGTAATATGGAAGTTCATGTGTTTGAAGTGGTTTGCGAATACCCAACTACAGCTCCGCAGATTCTAGAAAGAATTAAGTGTCTAGTTCCAGAAAGTCATCTACGAGTTAGAAACGGTGGCGATCCTGCAGAAGCAGAACATGCTAATTTTAATATCGAAGGAACTGGCGAAGCGATCCTGGAAGAACCAGAATACAATGACAAAGTCAAAGCCAAAGATTATTTCGGTGACGACTTTAATAAAAGTTTCTTAAAAGATTTATCCAAGTCTGCTAAAGATCGTAAGAAAGATAGCGGCACTGGGGAATACAAATTACCAAAATCAAAAGAAGATAAAGCTGGTGCTAAAAGCGCCATAGGGAGTTAATAAATGGATTTCAATCAATTACTAGCAAGAATGCAGGAACTAGATCGTCCTGTGGCCGAAACAGTACCTGCTGCTGAGAATTGCGGCGCACCAATGGGAATGCCCCCAACACCATCAACTCCGCCTGTGGCACCGCCAAGTATGAGTGTGAATTTAAATGCTCAAGGCATGGACAACATCGAAGACCTTTTAAAGCTGATTACAAAAGTAAATCCAGACATGGGCAAACCAGAAATGCCTCCTTTACCGAGCCTAAGTATGCCTCCGAGCATTACTAGCATTAAGCCTGCTATGCCTCCATTAAAGATGTTACCGGATTTAGATAAAGACGATCATCCAGAACCAGATGCAGATAATATGGGAGGTCCTAGCGACAATGATGCTGATAACAAGATCGACATTATTAGCAAAGCAATGGATTCTGATGATGAAAAATCTGACGATGAAAAATCTGACGATGATGAAAAGAAAAAAGACGAATGGGCAAATAGTCCAGACGGGTCACAGGAAGATCCAGAATTCAAAGATACCGACTACATGGTTAACAAGCTAGCCGGCGGAATGAATGGTCAAAAGAAAATGTTCAAGCATAGTTACAAGCAAGGAGATAATCCAATGGCAATGGAAGGTGAAGAGTTGCGAGCTTGGATTAAAACCGAATTAAAACAACGATTAGAAGAAGCCAAATCTAAATAATCAAATCTAATATTCAAATAGGCTCTACGGAGCCTATTTTTTTCAGTAAATAGTCATATGGCAAAATCACTAGACGGCAACCTAATCAAAAAGGCACACAAGCCTGAAAGATATACACTAGAAGAAGTTAAACATCTAGAAGCATGTATGGACCCTGTTACAGGTCCGTTGTACTTCTGTAGAAATTTCTTAAAGATCCAGCACCCTGTACGCGGTGCTATTATGTTTGATCCTTACGAATATCAAGAAAGGTTGATTCAGGCTTATCATGAGAATAAGCAATGTATCGCTATGTTACCTCGTCAGATGGGTAAGACAACCTGTGCTACAGGTTACCTATTATGGTATACAATGTTTGTACCAGAAGCGCAGGTACTAATCGCCGCCCATAAAATGGAAGGCGCACAGGATATCATGAATCGTTACCGCTTTGGTTACGAAAACTTGCCTGACTTTATTCGCGCTGGCGTATATTCATATAACAGAAATACAATTGAATATGATAACGGAGCACGTATTCAAGCAGTAACAACTACAGAAAACACCGGCCGTGGTAAATCCCTTTCTTTAATTTATTGCGATGAGTTTGCATTCGTGCAACCACCGGAGAAAGCCAAAGAGTTTTGGACTGCACTATCTCCGACATTGTCCACTGGCGGTAAATGTATTATCACTTCAACACCAAACTCAGACGAAGACCAGTTCGCTCTAATTTGGACCGAAGCTAATAAGAAATTTGACGAGTACGGAAACGAAAGTAAATTAGGCACCAACGGATTCTACAGTTATTTTGCCCATTGGTCAGAGCATCCAGACCGTGACGAAGAATGGGCAAAAATTGAACGTGCTAAGATTGGCGACGAGCGTTTTCGCAGAGAATTTGATTGTGAATTTTTAATCTTTGATGAAACACTGATTAATGCAGTTAAATTATCTGAATTATCAGGCGTAGACCCGGTAATGACTATGGGGCAGACTCGATGGTATAAAGACATAGATCCTAAAGCCACATATCTAGTTGCATTAGACCCTAGTTTAGGCACGGGCGGCGACTACGGAGCCATCCAGGTATTTGAAATGCCTTCAATGGAACAGGTTGCAGAATGGCGTCACAATCTAACACCCATCCAAGCCCAGGTTAAACACATGCGAGAAATTTTAAAGTATATCAATGATCGAGGCCAGGAAAAAGGCGGTACACCACAGATCTATTATAGCGTTGAAAATAACACACTAGGTGAAGCAGCATTGATAGTTATCGGTGATATAGGAGAAGAGAATTTTCACGGTTTATTTTTAAGTGAACCTATACGCAAGGGTCATATCCGTAAATTCCGTAAAGGATTTAACACCACCCACAGAACTAAAATTACAGCCTGTAGCCAACTTAAAAATATGATAGAAACTTATAAAATGATTTTAAGGTCAAAACCCTTGATTTCAGAACTAAAAACATTCGTGGCTCACGGTGTGGGTTTTGGGGCGAAAACAGGAGAACACGACGATCTGGTATCTGCAACTCTACTGATCATACGCATGGCCAACGTTCTCAGCGACTGGGACCCTAAAATCTATGACAAAATGACAGAAAAAATTACAGAGGAACAGATGCCTATGCCAATATTCATTAGTACAGGATTTTGATAAATATAACTATGGACGCAAGAAACAATATTTCAACAGATCTTTTCTATAAAATACGCAGCCGTTTTTCCGGCCTAAAATTAGGTGCAGAAGACGGTGCTATCACCATCAATCCAGAAGAAGCTAGATTTTTTGATTTTGATTATATGGAGGGAGAAACCCCATTGGGACACGTTAGTATCAGTCTCGCCGAACCAAATTCAATGAAAGTTTATTTTAGTACTGGTATTACAGAATCGATGGAAGAATCACAGAAAGACAATTGGTACGGATTTTTGAGAGAATTAAGAAAATTCGCTAAAAGGCGTCTAATGGCTTTTGATACCAGAGATATCGCTAAAGATAATCTCGATAAAAGAGACTATGCATTTTTGAGTCAAAATGCTCAACCAAAGCCACAAACATCTACAGATATCATAAAACCAGTCGGAGAAAGTGTTATGAATGAAAGCGCGATGTACGGAACTAAAACCGTCAGCTATCAAAAATTAATGGATACACGTTTGATTATCAAGCATAGTCAAGCACTAGTAGACGATACTCAACCGGGCGCAAGAACTCGAAACATTTCTGCGTTATTTGTTGAAAATCAAGACGGTGAAAGATTTAAATATCCATTCATACATTTAGCCGGTGCTCGTGCGATGCAGCGTCACGTTGCTAATGGCGGCTTACCCTATGATGATCTCGGCAAAAGCATTATTCAAATGAGTGAAGAAATCGCTCAACTAAAAAGTTTTTCAAACTATGTTGTTCGCAACGATCTAATGAACAGCGATACCAACAGCATAGTAGAAAGAAGCACAGAGGCATTAAACAATTTACGCGAACAGATCAAAGCACTGGCAAAACAAAGTCATTACGAAACATACAGAGAAAGTTTTCAGGCTCGCGAACAAATGGAGATTCCAGAAGAAGTAGTTGAAGACTTCAAAGAAAAATTCACAGTTCGTAATTTTAAAGAAGATATTAAATCTGTATTTCCTGTTTTATACAGACTAATGCAAGAAGGAAATACCTTAGGCTATGACGACATAGTCGCTATGACTTCCGGTCAAGAAGAAGAGATTCACGATGACTTAGAAGTTTCCGAACAAATAGATGATTTTGAAAAATTTGAATCTTGGGTGATGTCATTAGGCGAAGAAAGTGCTATCACTAGTCAAGATGCAGAAGAACAGGCAGATGCAATTAAACAATTACAAGAACTAGTAGGAGAGCATTTTCCTGCAGGCGTCGACGGAAGCAATGCAATTGAAAGTCTTAAAGGCATAATTGATGACCCTGAATTATTTAGGCAGATCAAGGATGCTGCCAAAGAAGATCCAGATCAATGTGTACGTCCATTAGTAAAACAATGGCTAGAGGACAATGCTCCTGATGTAGTAAGCAAATTAGATTTTGGTGACATGACCGAACCAGGCGAGGAAGTTCCAGCCGCCGACGAAGTACCGGCAGAAGAACCACAGATGGCAGACATGGATCAAGAGGCAGAACCAAAAAAACTTAACGTACAAGAACTGGCAGAATTTATTCAATCATTTTACGATAAAGAATCAGGCACATTCCCTAAAGGACCAGAAGGCGTTTGCACAATGGTAGGCAAGAAGTTTGGTGAACAGGCAGAACATGTTGCTAGAAAATTTGTTGAAAGAATGGCTCCACAGCAAACAACAGAACAAAATCCAGAATTGGCAGAACTGTCAAGAATTAAAGAATTGGCACAATGGTAATATAAATGGGCGACTAGATCGCCCTTTTTTACCAAATCACGTTTACCAACCACCACTCTACTGCGTTATATATACAGTTGTCGATTATCTCGACAACAATAACAAAATGGAGATTTTCATATGAAATCAATCGTTGCATTAACCGCTGCTCTTTTCGCAGCTACAGCATTTGCTCAGGCACCTGCTAAGAAAGAAGAAGCAAAACCAGCAGCACCAGCAGCAGCACCGGCGAAGGATGCTAAAGCAGCTCCTGCACCAGCCCCTGCTAAGAAAGAAGAAAAGAAAGAAGCAGCAAAGAAGTAATGTGAGCGATTGAAAGGGCTCTTTTTAGAGCCTTTTCTTTTGGCTAAAAAATCTTGCAAGAGATATTGTAAATGCTAAATAAAAAGCGCATAATATGTTTATGCGAAAGGCATATATCAAGTCATTTAAATTAAGGCATAAGGAGGCTATAAAATGGCAACACTAGCAGAAATTCGTGCTAAACTTCAAGAAGCACAAAACAAGAGCACAGGCTCTACATCAAGCGGCGGCGACAACGCAATTTACCCACACTGGAATATGCAAGAAGGCAAAGAAGCCGTGGTACGGTTCTTACCTGACGGCAATGCCAACAACACTTTCTTCTGGGTTGAACGAGCAATGATCAAATTGCCGTTTGCAGGAATCAAAGGCGAGACAGATTCACGTCAAGTACAAGTTCAGGTACCTTGTGTCGAAATGTACAACGACGGTTCAGTCTGCCCGATCTTATCAGAAGTTCGCGGTTGGTTTAAAGATAAATCGCTTGAAGATATGGGTCGTAAATATTGGAAGAAGCGTTCATATATCTTCCAGGGTTTTGTTGTTGAAGATCCTATCAAAGAAGATAAGACACCTGAAAATCCTATCCGTAGATTTATCATTGGTCCTCAGATCTATCAATTGATTCGCGGCGCCCTAATGGATCCTGAGTTGGATGAGTTGCCAACTGATTATGTCAAAGGCGTTGACTTCCGAATTGCTAAAACCAGCAAAGGCGGCTTCGCAGATTATTCTACTTCAAAGTGGAGTCGTAGAGAGCGTGCCTTAACTGAACAAGAACAAGCAGCTATCAATCAGTACGGTCTGTTTGATCTTTCAGCATTCCTGCCCAAGAAGCCGACTGATGTTGAGCTCAAAGTAATGAAAGAAATGTTCGAAGCTTCCGTTGACGGTGAAGCTTATGACATGGACCGTTGGGGTCAATACTTCAAACCGGCCGGTATGGGCGCAGCCACAGGCGATCCTGTAGCCAAAACAAAAACAATGTCATCTTCTGAAGATTATGACGACGAACCGGTAGCAGCTTCTGCGCCAGCACCTACTCCTAAAGTAGAGGCACCTGCAGCGACATCGGATGGTGCTAGTCGTGCGCAAGACATCCTTGCCAAGATTCGCGCTCGTCAGAGTCAATAATAATAAACTAAAGAGTGCGAGGAAACTCGCACTCTCTTCTACAGGAAAAGAATATGGCAAAAGCATTTGATATTTCTAAATTTAGAAAATCAATTACTAAGTCAATTGAAGGACTTAGTATTGGTTTTAATGACCCAACTGATTGGGTCTCAACAGGTAATTATGCCTTAAACTATTTGATCAGCGGAGATTTTCACAAAGGCGTTCCGCTAGGTAAGGTTACTGTGTTTGCTGGTGAATCCGGCGCCGGTAAATCTTATATCTGTTCGGGTAATCTAATCAAAGCAGCACAGGCACAGGGTATCTATCCTATCTTGATTGATACTGAAAACGCACTTGACGAAGATTGGTTGAAAGCATTAGGCGTTGACACGGCCGAAGATAAGTTGTTGAAACTTAATATGGCAATGATCGACGACGTGGCAAAAACCATTACAGAATTTGTAGCTGAATATAAACAAATGCCCGAAGACAGTCGTCCTAAGGTTTTATTTGTATTAGATTCATTAGGTATGTTATTAACACCCACTGATGTTAATCAGTTCGAAGCAGGCGATCTAAAAGGTGATATGGGTCGTAAGCCTAAAGCACTTACAGCATTGGTTCGCAATTGTGTTAATATGTTCGGTAGCTTAAACATCGGATTAGTGGCTACAAATCATACATACGCATCGCAAGATATGTTTGATCCGGATGACAAGATCTCCGGCGGTCAAGGCTTTATCTATGCGTCAAGTATCGTTGTAGCTATGAAGAAACTCAAGCTCAAAGAAGATGACGATGGCAATAAGATCACAGAAGTACGAGGCATTCGTGCTGCCTGTAAAATTATGAAAACTCGTTATGCTAAACCGTTTGAAAGTGTACAGGTTAAGATTCCTTACGAAACAGGTATGAATCCGTATAGCGGACTGGTAGATCTGGCAGAAGCTAAAGGTATGCTCAAGAAAGAAGGAAATAGTCTTGTATATGTAACTAAGGACGGTGAAATTATCAAACAGTTCCGCAAGGCTTGGGAAAGAAATGAGAATGGTGGTTTAGATGCCATCATGAACGATATTTCTAAATATGGCGAAAAAGTCAATTCTGAGATAACTACTAATGATGTTGTACCTGAACCGGAGAGCGCACAATGAAAGAAGATTTAATTGCCGACTTGTGGAATGTTGTAGTAGAGCACATTCCTGAAAAACAAAAGAAAGATGTAGCACATGATTTTGTCAATACACTCATGGACTACGGAATCAAAGAGTCGACTATTGAAAGTCTGTTAGGTGTCGATCCTTACCTAGATGAAGCTATTGAATATGTCATCGACGGCGAAGAGATCGAAGAAGATGAAGACTATTACGAAGACGAGGATTAATGAATTGGTACGATAAAGTTTCAAGGGATATTTCTAATATCCCGGATGCTGTGGCATATTATGAGGCCGAATTAATAGCGGCTAAACAAGATACCCGTATAGCGGGAAATATCGAAAAGGCAGCAGCCGCAATGCCCGGAATCGTTGAAAACAGATTTAACCAACTTCAAGAAATCGAAGGCATCTTAGAATATCTTAATATTGAATTAAGACGCCTTCGTAGTCAGCACTTTCGTAAGTATCTCGAAAACTATCAACGTAGCTTGTCCTCTAGAGACTGTGAAAAGTTTGTAGAGGGCGAAGCTGACGTTGTAGATTTTGAAAAGATTATCAACGACTTTGCTTTGCTAAGAAATAAATGGCTAGGTATTATTAAAGCTCTAGACATTAAACAATGGCAATTAAGTAATATCGTTAAATTAAGGACTTCCGGCTTAGAAGACGCCACTCTTTAATTTTATCAATAATATACCCATATAAATAAGACTATGAAAATAGTCTTGGTTACGGGCGGCTTCGACCCAATTCATTCGGGGCATATCAGTTATTTTAAATCAGCAAAAACTCTTGGCGATATGCTAATCGTTGGATTAAATTCTGACGACTGGCTTACTCGCAAAAAAGGTCGTGCGTTCATGCCTTGGAATGAGCGTCTTTGTATAATCAATAATCTTACAATGGTTGATGAAGTCTACACCTTTGACGATGAGGACGGATCGGCCAAACATTTCATTCAACAGGTTAGAGCGCATTATCCCGATGCAGAATTAATTTTCGCCAATGGTGGTGATCGCACCAAGGACAATATTCCAGAAATGGATGTTGTAGATCATAACTTAACATTTGTTTTTGGTGTGGGCGGTGAAGATAAAAAGAATTCAAGCTCATGGATTTTAACTGAATGGAAAGCTCCTAAAACTGAACGTCCTTGGGGATACTATCGTGTGCTACACGAACTTCCCGGATGCAAAGTAAAAGAACTGACAGTTAATCCTGGACAGACATTAAGTCTACAGCGACATCAATATCGAACTGAAATTTGGTTAGTATCTGAAGGAAAATGTATGGTAGAACATCACGGTCATGCTATAGAAACTGATGAATACCTAGTACATACTCCATTGATGACGCATCACGAGTATCGTGTACCGAGGACCAAATGGCATAGACTGTTTAATCCTTATGACGTTCCTTGCAAAATTGTAGAAATACAATACGGAGACTATTGCGAAGAAGAGGACATAGAAAGAAGATGATTCCAATTTTTATAGGGTATGATCCCAGAGAAGCAGTAGCATATCATGTCTGTACGAACAGCATAATACGTCAATCTAGTCAGCCAGTTAGTATCTGCCCTCTAGCACTAAACATACTTAAAGATTATAAAGAAACTCACACTGACGGTAGTAATCATTTTATCTATAGTAGATTTTTAGTTCCCCATCTAATGAATTATCAAGGTTGGGCTATATTCATGGACGGTGATATGCTATTGCGTGACGACATCGCTAAATTATGGGAATTGAGAGATGAATCAAAAGCCGTACAAGTCGTTAAACACGATTATCAAACCAGACTTACTGAAAAGTATCTTGGAGCGAAGAACGAGAACTATCCGCGTAAAAATTGGAGTTCTGTTATTCTTTGGAATTGTAGTCATCCTGCAAATGCTGTCGTAACACCAGAATTTGTACAAACGGCCACAGGTGCTCAGGTACATAGATTTACTTGGCTTACAGATGATTTAATTGGCGAACTTCCTAAGATTTGGAATTGGCTACCGGATGAGTTCGGCGCGAATCCAGATGCTAAATTATTGCATTATACTCTTGGAACACCTAGCTTCCACGAATTTGCCACCACACCAATGGGCGATGAGTGGCACAGAGAAAGAATCTATGCCGATTATTGTTTGCAGCACAATCTATGATTTCTTTTATTAAAAAAAATCTTTCTCAACAATATAATATCGGAGATGATTTCTGTACCCCAGATAGATATTTTAAAATTGAATCAGAACAGAATCTTTTTATAATTGGCGGTGGTGCCTATGTTGATCACGGATTAAAAAGATTAAAAAAATTAAATATCGATCCTAAAAAGACTATAGCGTGGGGTCTTGGAAATTCAGATAAAAAATTAATTAACGAAAAAATAAATTCTTTACCGTATCTAGAATGGGGTGTTAGAGATATAACATCTACAGAAAGATTCGTTCCCTGCGTTAGTTGTTTTAATCGTCAAATTTTAACATCCCCTAAAAAAGATAACGTCTTAATTTTCTTAAATGCAAATGAAAAAGTATCAGGCGAAATCAAATTAGATCATCCCTACATAACCAACGCAGTTTCTTTAGATCAATTCCTTCAAGGGTGGCAATCAGCAGATAAAATTATTACAAACTCTTATCACGGAATCTATTGGTCGTTATTAACAGGCCGATCTGTAATGCCATTCGGATATTCTTCTAAGTTTTTTAGTGTCTTAAAGATGTTTGAAAAAGAACTACCTCAAGAAAATTTTTATAAAATAAAAAACAAAAATGATCTGAGTGATTTAATATCAAACGCTGTTAAAAATCCTGAATTTATATCTATAAAAAATTCTAATTTATTTTTAGATAGATTTAGAAATATCAATTATCAGTTCGCTATGAAATTATCTCAGATAGGCGTAAGGTGCAGCTTATGAGCAACTGGATATTTCTTAGCAAAGATGGCGAGGACGAATATATTAATATGTTCGCCAAAGGTTGTAGATCACCGATAATCAGCACTGAAAATTTTGTATATGAATCTAGTAATGATCCTATTGTATTAAGAGGAATCATGAAACACAAGATCATGAAACAATGCTGGAAGGATTCTAGGACATTCTATTATATGGACAGTGGTTATTTCGGTAATCAACCTAATCCTTTAAATCCTCAGGGATGGAAAGTATGGCATAGGATTGTTAAAAATGATCTGCAACATAACGAAATCGTAAAACGTTCTGACGATCGATGGTTGAGATTAAGACAAAATCTCGAGCCTTGGAAAAAAAATGGTAGAAAGATTCTAATAGCAGCGCCGGACGAAAAGCCCTGTAAATTTTACGGAATCGACTTAGAATCCTGGATAAACACCACAGTCGAGAAAATCAAACAATATACTGACCGACCGATAGAAATAAGATCTCGAGCACCTAATAGGATTGATAGAATACAAAATTCTACTTTAAAACAGGCATTAGATAATGATGTGTTTGCATTGGTTACATATAACTCTAATGCTGCCACTGAGGCAGTAATGTACGGTTATCCTGCATTTACCCTAGCACCAACAAATGCAGCTAGTCCGGTATCGCTGCAGGATCTTTCCAAAATCAATGAACCTTACTATCCTGATAGAGATAAATTATATGCCTGGGTCTGTCATTTAGCATATGGGCAATTTCATAACGATGAATTAAAAAACGGAACAGCAAGAAAAATATTGGAAGAATAAAATGGATGAAATACTTTATAATTATATCAAGAAAGGCTGCAACGACGCCATAGAAAGTGATCCTAATGTCGAGTCAACTAAACCTCTATTGATCAGAGGAATAGCTTCTAAAAAACACATCTATAAGTGCCAAAACACCGGAAGAGATTTCTATTACTTAGATACCGGTTACTTTGGAAATTATCCCTCAAAGCATAATCCGATAGGAAAAAAATTATTTCATCGAATCGTAAAAAACGAATTACAATTATCAAGGATTTTAGATGTTCCTTCTGACAGATGGGATGCTGTATCAAAGACTGACCCTAGATTGCAATTTAAAGGATGGAAGAAAGGCGGCTCTCATATATTGATTTTATTACCCACGCCCAAGGCCTGTAAGTTTTATGGGTTCGAATACGAACAATGGGTAAACAATACAATTGAAACACTAAAAGCCAATACTGATAGAAAAATAGTATTAAGAGAAAAACCAGGAAGAAAAGATCGCAAGGTTATTTCCAGCGTATATGATCAGATGGACGGAGCATTCGCTACAGTATCACTTAATAGTATCGCAGCTATAGAGTCGTTATTATATGGCATTCCACACTTTGCCACTGTTCCGTGCTGCGGAACTCCGTTGGTATCCACTGATTTTTCAAAAATAGAAACACCATATTTTCCCGACGAGCGTCAGATACAACAGAAATGCAGTAGTCTGGCATATAACCAATTTACCACTGAAGAGATGAAGAACGGTACTGCCTGGAAAATACTTCAAAGATATTAAAATGAAATTATTATTAAACAACAAAGAAATAGCTGCTTTCTTAGTAACGCAATTAGATGTAAGCACCTTCTGTGAAAAAATAGAATTTGAAGAAATAGAAACAGTCAATGTTAAGGTATTCATTGAGCATGAAACTGCTAGAATCACTTATAACATCGATGAAATGCGAGAAGTGTTTAAAAAGAAAATAGGTAAAGCCGTAAGAAAAGATCTTAAAAGATGGGTTGATGCTGTTAAAAAGCAGATAGAGCTTGTAAGAAAAGACTACGGTCAACTGATAAACAAACATACAGATTATTTCATCGAAAAAATAGGCGAAGAAAAAATCTTATCTGCATATAAAAAAAGCGAAGTTCAAAATTTTGTCAAGAGTGTTGGACTACATATTGATCCTTCAGCTGAACTTATACGAAGGAAAGATTTTAATTCTGTCGAACAAGATTGTTTATTTAGAAATACCATCGGCAACGAACAACTAATAATATCTAAGATTAATAACAATTATCCTTTTTGGTTTATCGATAGCGGCTATACTAATTTTGTAGAAACACATAAAAAATGGCATAGACTCGTAAGAAATCATATACATTTTTATAAAGACTTTGAAGCTCCTGTAGATAGGCTAAACATCTTTACTGAATTTCCAAGACAATGGAGGACCGGCGGGAACAAGATCTTGATAATCGAACCAGGTCCTTTCGCTGCCGGTATTAGTGGTGTTGATCTAAAAACCTGGAAATATGGAATTGAAGCTGAATTGAGAAAATTTACAGATAAGAAAATTATTTTTAGAGAAAAAGCTCCTAAAAAACAAAGAGATCCTTTATATCAGCACCTGCTCGACGAGGATTATTATTGTCTTGTAAATATCAACTCTAATGCAGCCACAGAAGCTATCTGGGCAGGCGTGCCGGTTATAACATTAGATAAACACATAACAAACTCGGTAGCACGAAACCGACTGTCCGATATCAACGACCTTTTAAGACCCCATCTAGCCAATTGGTTATGTATGTTAAGTTACAGTCAATTTACATATGATGAGTTAATCAATGGAACAGCTTCGAAGATTATAAATCGATATCATGTCTAAATTAACCGCAGTCGCTTATTTCAAAGGAATTCCTCCTAATAATAAAAATATGGAGAAACCTATGATTTTGAACAACTTTTTACAAGGTGTAAGACAAGCGGGCGACATCGCTATTAATAATCAAGAAATGAAAGTTATCGAATGCGACGTAGCATTGATACAAGGTTTTGTTCACGACGACGGTAAACAATTACCTCATTTAGAATTAAGAAAACAGGCGATCGAATTACAAAAACGAAACGGTAAACGTAGTTTAATAGTAGATAGCAATTTATTTTTATATGCCGATCCTGGTAATACTAAAACTTATCTTCGATACAGCTTTGATGGCGTATTTCCTACCACCGGATTTTATTTTGACACTGATGTTGATCCTACCCGATGGAAAAAAATCAGTAATGACCTAAATATTTCTTTAAAACCTTATAGACAAGAGGGCGATCACATTTTAATCTGTCTCCAAAGACACGGGGGTTGGAGCATGGGCGGTCTTAGTACTTTAGAATGGTTAGATCAAACGATTAACAAGATACGACAAGTAACAGTAAAACGTCCTATAATAGTAAGAGCACACCCAGGCGACAAACGAATTAGATCTATGTTGACTCTTAACTACAAAAATGTTTTTCTTAGTCAAAAAGAAAATTTAGTAGACGATCTTAAAGGATCGTGGGCCAGTGTGGTTTATAATAGCAGTCCGAGTGTGGCAAGTTTGATCGAAGGCATCCCTACATTCATAACAGATCCAATACCACAGCACAGCCAGAGTTTTTCTATTGCAAATACTGACCTATCACAGATAAACAATCCGCAATTGTATGACAGACAAAGTTGGATTGAAAAAATTTCTATGTGCCATTGGAACTTTGAAGAATTGCGATCAGGCGAAGCGTGGAAATTTTTTAGAAAATATGTTTAATTGAACTGCTGCCAATAAGGTTCTGTTCTTACAACCTTTAGATCTTCTCTCTTGCTGCGACCCGCAAACTTTCGATCACCTTTAAGATGATCTAGCCAAGCTCCCCATTCACTGTTGATTAGAGGATGGCCTTCGCCAACGCTGTTACCAACACCCGGTCTGAGATCACCGAGATTTTCGCTCCAACTCAGTTGGTTCAAGAAAGGCAATTTAGCTCTAACAGCATCGAACACGAAGCTGTCGTGCCATTCGTCTAGATAAAATATACCAGTCTCGGCATGATCATACATGCGCTGGAATTCGGCCAGGAAACTTTTTGTTTGTAGAGATCTTAAATTCATCGAATACAGGCCACACTCACTGAATTTTCCTTTGCGGCCGAGATAACACAGATCTTTATCGCCGGGAATCATCCTGTTTAGATCAGATACGGTAATAGGACTATGACAAATGGTATCAGCATCCATCCAAATTAACACATCGGAGTCACAATTTTTCGCACAATGAAAAATCGAATAAACTTTATGACTAAATCTCACAGCGTCCCACTTAAATCCTTTGCCTGCATCTCTTCTCCGACTTCTAACCGGATCACTTCTTACATCACCGTTGGCTTTAGGGACACCTCGCCATTTATTTTTAAAATTTACCAAATCTTGACTGACCTGATGTAGGTCTAAAATTACGAGATTATCGGATCTTTCAGAAATTTCCACGTCTTCACCGTAGACATAAAGAGTAACTTCCCTAGGCCAAGATTTTAGAAACGTTTCTATCATCCGTTTACCGTACATTTCATAACCCTTCTTGTGAAATGTAGTAACTACCGAATATTTTGTCATTTTTTCTTCCATATTTGATTACCCTTGCCTATGTCAACAATTACATATTGGCAATTTTTTAAAAATTCTGAAAATTCTTTGTCAATGTAGTTATCGGTGTAGATCATAATCGTAGGATGCTGTCTTACTAACAGCCTCTCCACCAATCTTAGATTTTTTACACCACTAACCTCCGTGAAAATCAGATTAAATTTTGGTAGATTTATCAATTCATCAAAAAATTCTTGATAAATGATATTTTTTCTTTTAACTATAGCATCGTGTTCCTTATAAACAAAAACAGTATTGAAAATTTCGGAAAAATCTCCAAGAAATTCTGTCCCCCCACTTAAAACGAGGCAAAAATCCGTACCATCGGCGGCTTTAGTTATTCTTTTATGGAACTTGTTCATTTTAGATTAAATACTATGATATTTATTGAGTGAATTATGAGATACAAACTTTATAGATCCAACGGCGCATTAAATAGCGGTCCAGTTTTTGATGCGTTCGAACAAGGAATACGCAGCATTAAAGAATATCCTGTATCTGATGGAGAAGATATTGCGGTTATTTGGTCAGTTTTGTGGAACGGACGAATGCAAGGGAACCAATACATATTCAACGATTTCCAACGCAAGAAAAAACCAGTGGTAATCATAGAAGTAGGAAACCTTATCAGAAATTATACCTGGAGAATTTCACTTGATAACATCAACGGTCTTGGTTATTTTGCCAATGACACAGACCTAGACAAGAGCAGGCCAAAACAATTAGGCATTAAACTTAAAGATACCAATCCTAATAGACGTTCTGAAATATTAATTGCAGCACAACATCAAAATAGTTTACAATGGCAAGGCATGCCACCCATGGTCGAATGGGTTAAGCAGACTGTTAACAAAATTAGACAGTACTCCGACCGTGGAATAGTGGTGAGACCTCACCCTAGATCGCCGTTCTCTCTAGATCTTCCCGGAGTCCGTGTAGAAACACCTCAAAAAATCAGAGATACCTATGACGATTTTGATATAGACTATAATTATCATTGTGTGATAAACCATAATAGCGGTCCTGCTGTACAAGCGGCTATACAAGGAGTCCCTATTATATGCGATTCTTCTAGTTTAGCAGGAGAATTGAGTGGTACTTTTGAAAATATAGAAAATATCCAGTTGCCTGATCGAAAAAATTGGTTAGTTAAATTATCTCATACCGAATGGACCGTTGACGAGATAGCACAGGGCATTCCTTTAAAAAGATTAAAGCCAAAACTCAACGAACTGGTTGCGAATTCTTTGCTCTCCTAAGGAAAAATGTGTTAAAATTAACACATGTCGAACCACCTCTATATTGAAGATGCTTATGTAGATTTCTATTCTCAGGTAATGTATGGTAAAATTCCATTACAATACCAGGATAGACAGCCTTGCGACAATTTTTTCAATATCATCACTGAAAAAAAACAGCTCACTGAAAATCAAGGAAGATTTATACTTAAGATTCTAGAAAAATATAAAAAATTTTCGTCAAATCTAAATCTACAATATCAACATCTATTAGACGATCCTAAGTGGCGAAATGCATTTCGTGTGATCGATACTTCAAAACGCATTTACATAGAAAAAGACGATCACAATAATCTTTGGGTGAATGCAAAATTTCCATATTCTTTAAAAGACACCTTTCAGAAAGAAATTGTTGACTCTAGCGGACTACCGGGCAGTCATTGGGATCCTGATTCCAAGGTTAGAAAAATTCCTTTCAGAAATTGTAACATTATTCATATCTATGAATTTGCAATTAAACACGGATTTGAAGTGGACGAATCGGTGCTGACCGCGGTCAGTGAGGTAGAAGAAATATGGGATAGTGCCAATGATATTATTCCTTCTGCTCACATTGTTGATCAAAAAATTTATTTGGTCAATGCCGTGGAAGATGTGGAAACATGGTGGAAAGAAAATGCCACTGGCGACTTAAGAAAAGATATGTTTTTAGCGAAAACCGCAGGATTTCCCCTACAGTTCAACGATAATGATACCCACGATATTGTAAAAAGAATTTCAACATCCGAAGAAACTCATTTCTGGATTAAAGATAACGATCAATTTTTTGATCTATACAATACAGTCGGCGGAATTTGTGCTGTGGTATTAGATAGAAATTGTGACGTTAAAAAGTGGATCGGAGAATTTGTGGAATCTGCCGAAAAAAATCAGGTTTCTCGAGATCTTATCAAAGTTTGTTTTAGAGAATCGCAAGACAGCCAAACAGGATTTAACGATTGGGTTAAACACAATCATCTAGGCGGAACGTTGGAGAACGCTAAGATTTTTATCTTTCAACATAAACCACCTAAATGGTTGTTTAAAGATAATATTTCTGTTAAAATAGTAGTTACGAACGGTTTGTATCCTTCGACTAGTAATCTAACACAGGCTCTAACAGAATCACATCCCTGTGTTGTTCACTTAGGAAATATAAAACCGTCGGCGCAAAGGAAGATAACAATTGTCGACTTGTAAATTAATAATTAAAGATGAAGTTAACATAAAATTTGAGGGTCTAGCTGTTGAAACTAGAAGAAAAATAGTCAACAAGCTAAAGTATGATCTTCCCTATGCTCGTCACATGCCCGCATATAAGTTGGGTCGATGGGATGGTACGAAAACTTTCTTCGGCATTGGCGGTACCGGGTATTTGGCACATCTCGATGTCATATTACCTATCGTAGAAGAATCTGGTTATGACATCGAAGTAGAAGATCTACGTCAACATCAGTCATTTAAATTCAACCCTGTGACTGAAAATTATTGGGCTGATCAAGGCAAGACATGGCCCAAAGGTCACGTCATGGAAGGACAGCCGATAGTTCTGCGTGATTATCAATATGATGTAGTTAACAAGTTTTTAGAAAACCCTCAAAGCCTACAAGAAGTAGCTACCGGGGCAGGTAAAACGATCACCACAGCCACTTTGTCGCATCTCTGTGAGCCTTATGGTCGTACGATGGTTATCGTGCCTAATAAAAGTCTTGTGGTACAGACAGAAGAAGATTATCGTAACTTGGGTCTAGACGTGGGCGTATATTTCGGCGATCGTAAAGAACTAAATCGTACGCATACTATATGTACATGGCAGAGTCTCAATGTTTTAGATAAGAAAAGTTACGATGACGATACACTAAGTTTGGCAGAATTCTGCGAAGGTGTCTGTGCTGTCATCATCGATGAAGTACATCAAGCCAAGGCAGATGTCTTAACTAAATTATTGACGCAGAATTTTAGAAATTGTGCCATACGTTGGGGATTGACCGGAACTGTACCTAAAGAAAAATGGGAATTCCAGAGTCTTTTATCCAGCATAGGCCCAGTTATTAATCAAGTCACTGCACACGATCTCCAGCAGAAAGATGTTCTGGCACAATTAGACATACAGATATTACAGACCAATGATGTAGAAGTTTTTAGAAATTATGCCGAGGAATACACTTGGTTAGTAACCGACGAAAAAAGATTAGATTGGATCGGTGATAAGATTAAAAATATTTCATCTTCGGGAAATACATTAATATTAGTCAATAGGATTGATACCGGAAATAAATTAATCGAAAGATTGTCAGATGCTGTTTTCATTTCAGGCGCAGTTAAACTCGAAGATAGGAAAGATGAATATGACGAAATTAAAACAAGTGATAACAAGATTATTGTGGCGACTTATGGTGTGGCCGCTGTGGGTATTAATATTCCAAGGATTTTTAATCTGGTTCTTTTGGAACCCGGAAAGAGCTTTGTCCGCGTTATCCAAAGCATTGGCCGAGGCATTAGAAAAGCAGAAGACAAAGACTTCGTCCAGATCTGGGATATCACATCTACCTGCAAATACGCCAAGCGCCATCTCACCGAAAGGAAGAAATTTTATAAGGATGCGAAGTATCCGTTCACGATTACAAAGGTAAACA